GTTGTTTACTTGCTTCCATGTTTTTTCCTTTCTATTACTCTTCTGGGTTTACTAAAGCCTTTGCTTCCTCTGGCAATGCTTTTGCCAATGGTGCTATGTCTCCTCCTGCTTGTGCTACTTGTTGCATTTGTTGCATTGCTTGTTGCTCTTGAGCTTGTGCTTGAGCTTGTTGTCTTTCAGAGTTTACTTGGTTCTGTGATTTTAATAATTTTTGTGGCATACCAACTATGTCTGCTAAATGTTTTACTAAGTTATCAAAATTAACATAATCAAATACTGGTGCTACATTTGCTAGTGATCCTAATATTTCTATTGCTCTCATAATAGATTGTAGCTCTGAAGATTTTTGTGCTTTAGCAAGTGGAGATACATATTCAATTTCTACATTTCTTCCAGATAAAAACTCTGGTGCTTCTGGTAACATATTATTACGAAGTAGTATAGCAAACACTCTATCAATTAATGGTTTTAATAATTCTGATTGCAGTCTACCAAGAACAGGACCTAGAAGTCTCATTTTTTCTTCGTTTCTTTGGATGACTTCTGTTGCTGTCATTTGAGGACCATTCTGCATCATTAATTGGTTTACATAAAACACAGCACGAATAGCATCTCTTCTTTGCTCTTCCATGTTTAATCCTAATGGATTGTTTGCACCAATGTTTAAAGGTTCAATTCTATCTCTTGTTCCAGATCGGTAGAAGTTAAGTCCACCAGGAACAGTTCTTACAGGTAATAAAAAACCATCATCAGGCACTAACAAAGGAGGATCAACTTGTTTCTGTGCTGCTTTAATAGTGGTCTTAGACATTTCATTTAACATCTTCACGTCAGGCAAAGCAGTCATCGCAGGAGATCTTCCGTAGATTTCATTAGATGCTTTTAAATAACGAGGTACTACAAAAGGAAATTCTTTAAATCCAGAAACAGATAATTCGTTTCCATTTTTATATTCTATGTAAACAGATTCAAATGGCATATTAGCTTTATCTTTTTTCTTAGGATTAAAATCAGATCTTGGATAAAGTGCGTGGATTAATTCTACTTCTTGGTAAGGATCTTTTTTTGACATTGCCATAATGTCTGGAGAAACTTTGTCTCCAAATTTTTGCACCGCACCTCTAGCAGAAAGTTTAAATCTTCTGTATACTGTATCTACTCTTCCCTTATCGTTCTCAGCAATAAACACTTCGTTAATATGTCTAGTTGAGAATTTAATTAAATCATCATCATCTTCTTCAATAAACATTGCTGCTGTACCAAAGGTAATTAGATCGTGGTATAATTCAAAAATTTCTTGTTGGAAGTTAGAACGATTAAACGCAGTGTACATTGTTTCTGTTGCAGACTCTAACCAAAGTTTTGCTTCTTCTTCGTTATCCATATCCTCTTCTTTAAATCGTAATGTAAACCAAGGGGTGGAAGGGTTGGTTAACATACCATGTAAGGAAGCTGCTAGTAATTCTACTGCTTGAATAGGAGACGAATCAAAAATCATCTCATTTCGTTTATCTCCTCTGGCTCTGGTTTTAGTTACATCGGCTTTTCTTGGTTGCATATAATCTGCAACTTCTTGCCAGTGTGTTTCCCAGTTTTGCCTTTGACCTTGTAGCTTGTCAAATCGTGCTAATAAACTTTTACTTAAATCTGTTTTTGCCATATTATTTATTTAATAAACTTCTTGATTGTTTGTCAAATACTTTAACAAACTTATCTGCTGCTTGTTTGTATTTTACTTCTAGTCCTTTAAAACCAAGTTCATAGCTATTATCTAATTCTTTTTTAATAATATTTTTTAATGATGGAAATGTTTTAAGATCTAAAAATCTATTAAGGACTTCTTCATCTAAATTATTTGATTTTAAAAACTCTTTATTAACTGGATCGTCAAAAGCCTTATGTCTTACTTCATGTAAAATAACTCTTAATTTAGCAATGTCTTTTTCATTTGAAATTGGTTTTTGAAATATTGCTACAAAATCCTTTCCATTTTTAACTTTGTTTTTAAAATTTGATTCTGAAGCTAAAAGAGATGACATTCCACGTTTTGCTAAACTTGCTTTGGTTTTGTCATAACCCTTGCTTGAATCAATTTGTAAACCACCAATATTATAATCTCCTGATTTTTCCATTAAAGGATAAGTTATGTCATCTGGGTTAAAATATTTTGATGCTACAGTATCTTTGTCAATAACAGATTGTAGACCTGCAAAATATTCATCATTTGCAATTTGTTCTTGTTCTTTTTTACTTAAATCTGTTTTTGCCATTACGATCCTAATAAACTTTTCTTACCTAGTGTAGCATCTCCTTCTACTCCTGCTGAGCTAGTTAAAATAGTTGCTGATCTTCCTTTTCGTTTTGTTTTAACACTTGAAGAATATCCATCTGCATCTGTTGCTGTACTTTGAGAAACTTCTGCTGTGGTTGGAGCTATATTAGTAGCCATTGGTTTTGCTACTACTGGAGCTGGCATTGGTTTTGCTACTACTGGAGCTGGCATTGGTTTTGGTTTCGCCATTACTGACTTTGCTATTGCCGCTACTGCTCCCATATTAATTAGTTTCTCTAGTTAAGGTAGATTTTGTTTCTTCAATTCTTTCTTGTTCTACTTCAGGTTTTTTAATTACTTCTTCTGCCTTTAAAATTACAGGTTCTTCTTTTTTAATTTTTACTTTGGCTTTTTTTGGTTTGATTATTTCTTTTGCCATTTTAATTATTTTTTTAATTCCCATGTTATGATCCTAATAAAGTTTTCTTTTCTATCTCAGCTTCGCTGACATCTCCTAAAGGTCCAGTTAAAATAGTAGACCTTCTACCTTTTCTTTTTCTTTCTACTGCCGCTTGTTCTTTAGCAATACTTTCTTTTTCTTCTGTTGACATTTCTTCAGGAATTGCTGGAGGTGGAGCAGGAGCTGGTGCTACTGGTGGTAGTGATGGCATCTTTGGTGAAAATAATGAACCCATATTTATATTATCCTATAACTATTATCTGCTACATTTTGTGGAGCAGCTTGTCTAGTATTAATTTCTTGAAGTCCCACAGCCAAATACCTCATAGCATCACAAGCGTGTGAACTCCAATCGTGTACAGGCTTAGATCTAAACATTCTGTTTTTATCTATGTACTTCCTGTGGTAATGTCTTAACGCATCTATTAATTTTTTGCAATGGTCTATGTCAATGTAGCATCTGGGTAGTGCCATGGCTGTTGCGTGTATACCATCTTCTAAAGGAATTTTCGGCACAACTTTAAATATAATTCCTAACTGATAAGCTACTTCCCTTCTGGTTTTTCCATTGCTGAACTCCATTACTTCTATGTCATGGGGAGCAAAATGATCTTTATAAATATATTCCTTACCCTTTACCACTTCTATAAAATGTGGCAGACCTTGTTTTCGTTCCTCATAGTAATCTACAATGTTTATTGCCGAACCTAACTGCTGATAAAATATAATCGCTGTGTGGTCTGAAACTCCAATATCCCAAGCAGTAGAGACAGGCAAAGAAGGATCATAAGGTACTCTTGAGATCTGCCTTTTGTTATCCATGGTTTCTAATACTGATCCATAAACAGAACCTTCAATGTTAGCAATCCAATCACATTCAAACTCTTGCTTGAACTTGTTATCTCCCATGATTTCTTTTGCTGCTCTTAGTTCTTCTACATCTACAATCTCTGTAGCACTTGCCTTACCTTTAAAATAAAACCAATCTTTGATATTTTTTTGTGCGTGTTGGTACATATCATAGAAGTTATTGTTCATTCCTTGTGGAGTTCCAATAAACACGCAGTAGCCTTTTCTGTCAGATAGTGCAGGTCTAATAATTTCTGGAAACAGTCTATCGTTTACATTAGCATACTCATCTATGACGCAACCATCTAAATAGATACCTCTAAGACCATCGCAGTTCTCTGAGCCTAGTAGGGTTATCCTAGAGCCATTAGGCAAATCTACACGCAGCTCTGTCTCATTAAAGCGTACTCCTGGTATCTTCTCACTAAACTGTTTGATGTAATCCCAAGCAATAGATTTAGCTTGTTTGAAGGTAGGTGCAATATAAGCAAACCTAGGGTTCTTCAGTTTGGATTGTAGTGCGGTCATTAGTAAATGATTAATCATCATTACTGTTTTACCAAATCTACGATGGCAGACTAAGACCGACCATCTTTTCTCTAGCATCTTAGAATGTAAAAACTTCTGATGTTTTCTGGCAGTATAAGGAATAACTATATTCATTAATGTAACATGGTGTCTATTGTTCCACTAGTAGGTGTAAAGTCAAAAGATAACTCTGCCAT